ATCGTGGATCCAGCCTCGCGCAAGATTCGAAAAACTCATCACGAGTGCTTGCCAAGATAATTTCAGGCCACGGCGATTTCCGTCGGCTATCGCTATCTCCGCTCGACAGTTGGGCATCATTATCAATGACGTCGACGGCCTCGAGAGTTCCTCCAACAATCTCTCCATCTTTGATTGCGTAAGCATATCCCTTCTTCGGTGTGCGATACATTTTCCGAAAATTTGCGTGGCATCCATCAACATCGAATTCGCGTTGGTTCGTTGTTGAGAACTCAGACTCCCATTGCACGAAACAATGGAGATGAACTCCCCCATCAGCATGCAACTCTTTTCCGATGATACACTCGCCACCAGTTGATCTAACAGATCGCTCAACAGCCAGAGCATCGAGCGCTCCGCATTGGGGATAGGTAAGGAGGACATGTTTTCCGTAAAACTTGAAGGCAGGTGGCATTGGCACGTGACGGGGGGAGAAGACTGATTAATATTATAGTCTTCTCTCCTTCCTTCCCTTCCCCCCTCGCCTATAAATACCCCCAGCCCCCCTCGGACTTCGGACTTTTCAAAATGTCCGCCCCACAAAAACAAAATGGCCTACCGTCGTGCCAAGGCAAAGTCGAGTCATTTCCGAAGGAAACGCCGAGCGCCAAGTCGCCGACGCTCCACAACCAAGAGACGCATCTCACGGAAGATGCCCTCTCGCAAATCCTTGCTAAATGTCACATCGCGCAAAAAGCGGGATACGATGATCGCCTACTCGAACATCACTCCGGCCAACCCACAGGGGTCAGCCGCCTACACTCAAACCGGTGGCGCTGTTATGCCCGCGACACAACAATACATCATGGCGTGGAATGCAACTGCCCGTACAAATAATGTTGCATCTAGTAGTGCTGGTACTGTGTATGACCAGGCCACGCGTACTGCTACTACCTGTTTTATGAAGGGACTCCGTGAGGATTGCCAAGTTACAACTAGCGACGGACTGCCTTGGCAGTGGCGTCGTATCTGCTTCACCCTCAAGGGTGGTACCCTGTTCGACACCCAGACTACAGGGTATGTCCTTTCGAATGCTGACAACCAAGGCGTAAAACGCGTGGTTAATACCGCATACGGTAGCGGCCCTGTTGGTGTTATCCAAGCTCTACTCTTTCGCGGTCAGGCTGGCGTTGATTGGTCCAATCTTATGACTGCCCCACTCGACCGCACCAAGGTGAACATCAAATATGACAAATACCGGTCTATTCGGGCCGGAAATGAAGCGGGTACTATCCGCGATTTCAAGATGTATCACCCAATGAACAAGAACCTTGTTTATGATGACGATGAAAATGGTGGCAAAATGACTACGAGTGGGTTCTCCACCGAGTCTAAGCCAGGAATGGGTGATTATTATGTGGTTGATTGTTTCCAGCCAAGGACTGGTGGAACTGCTTCTAGTGTGCTCCGTTTTGAGCCGACAGCTACTCTGTACTGGCACGAAAGATAGGGGCCATAAGCCTTACAAAAATGCAATTTCCGTTCAACCAATCAACATCTGCTCCTTTATCGTGACGTGGGTCCTCATTTGACAACCAAATGGAAGGTCTACCCCAGTCAATTAACTTCTTACCCTTGTACTTATCAGTCGCGTAAAATTGTGACTGACAACCCAACCAAAACTTGTAGCCGTGAAAAAACTCTAGTCCTCCCTGCATATCATCAAACACGGCGTAATCCACTCCAGTGACTGACTCATCTAGGCAGAATAACCCGCCAAAATAAGCGTGGTTGCCTAAACTGCGGGCCCACAATGTCTTGCCAAGACGGGTTTCACCGTATAAGCAGAGACTCATACGTCTAGCCCCGCCTAATATATGTCAGCAAGTGATATCAATTCGCACCAATCGTTTTGGGGCGTAGGTGCGCTGCTGGCAGGCAGCAGCGAGGGACGAGCGGTACCCTAGCACCTAAAAACGAAACCCTATCCAAGATCTGAACCTGCACCCAGCGGAGCGTCACTAACCTTCAGATGTTCCCAAGTTCGTTCGTACCCAGTCACACAGTGCTGGTACAGTGGACGCCTCAACAGATACTCCCCGGGGCGTACAGTAAGGGGATCTGTCCACTCTATACCTCCAGTCAGCGTATTTGCTGAGCCCCACAAATCCAACGCAGAGTGATCGTGGATCCAGCCTCGCGCAAGATTCGAAAAACTCATCACGAG